TGCGATCGTCAAGCTGGTAGCTGCCGACGCTTTGCCGGCTCTTATGGGCAATCTCGTCATGGGTAACCTGGTGAACCGCGATTACGAGCCTGTGCTGGCGCATGCCGGCGATACGGTTAACGTTCCGATTCCACCGGTACTCGTGGCTAACAACATAGCGGAAGGTGGCACGGTAACGCCACAGAACCCGAATCTGGGCAATGCTCAGATTGTTTTGAACACGCACGCTGAAGCTACCTTCCAGATCCCGGATGTTACGAAAGCGCTCGCGTTCCCCGAGCTGCTGAAGGCGTATATGCAGCCTGCGGTGGTTGCAATTGCTGAGCGCGTGGAGCGTGATCTGCTGAATCTGTACAGTCAGTTCACGGCGAATGCTCCCGTGGGCACAGCGGGAACGGCAATAACGGAAGCAACTATCGATTCGGCTGAAACGGCGCTGTTTGCCGCTAAAGTGCCGGCGAGCGCTCCGAAGTATCTGGTCGTCGATTCCAACGGGTATTCGGCGATTCGGCAGATTCCGCGATTTAGTGAGTACTACTCGGCTGGCGAAGCGGGTCTGAAGGCGTTGATTGAAGGCAACGTCGGAAAGATGAAAGACTTCTTTATCTTCCGTTCTCAGTTCGTGCCAGTCACGGGTACGTTGTCCCCCAATACGCACAGCCTCGCGTTTACGCGCGACGCGATCGGCCTGGTGATTCGCCGGCTGCCGCAACCGCTTCCCGGTACGGGTGCAGTCGCCGAGTACGCCGAGATGGGCAATTTTGGCATTCGAGTGATCATGAGCTACCAACCCAACACGCTGTCTCAGCAGTTCACGGTTGATGTGCTGTATGGTTGCGGAGTGCTGCGCAACAATTTTGCAGTCCAAGTTAACAGCTAGATCGCGATTTAGGTGAGCTTGAGCAGGGGGCCACGGATGTGGCTCCCTTTTCATTTAAAGAAAGGCATCCTGTGGACGTCAAACAGTATTACCGCAAAAAGCGTGAGATCGAGAGCACTCTAATAGATCCATTCGTTCTGGTTGTAAGTCTGGAAACCCCGGACGGAGGTAGAGCGGGCGTGATATCCGAAGTGTCTCGGGAAGCCGCGGCAAAGCTTCTTGTCGAAGGCTCCGCCGTGTTGGCAAGTGACCAAGAAAAGCAAAGCTATCTCGAAAATCAAGCTAACGCGAAGAAAATCGCTCAAAAGGCAGAGTTGGCCCGCCGGCTACAAGTCGCCATCATTGCCGACTCAGATATCGAGAAGATCGCCACGGGAAAAACCACAAACAGCCCGGGCAGCCAGAAATAGGCACATATGGCGCTGTTCACCGACGCAGACGTCGTCACGCTAGACGACCTGTTGCAGTTTGAAAACTCGCTAGTGCAGATTTCGTCGACACACAATATCGACGTGGCGACCAAGATCAATCTCGCTGTCGCGGCAACTGGCGACAGATTATTTTTGTGGTTGCTTCAGGTGCGGGGGTCTGATCCGCAGTGGCTGAACCGGCGCTTGCTTGGGCTTTCTACTGTTGTGGTTACTTCGACGCTGCGGCGGTGGTTGTGTTTCGACTCGCTTGCGCGCTTCTTTGCGGAAGCTTATAACGTCCAGCTCAATACTCGCTTCCAGGCGAAATGGACGGAATATCAGGACCAGGCCAGCGAAGCGGCAGAGATGACCTTTACTTCGGGTGTTGGGATTGTCTATAACCCGCTGCCTCGCCCGGCTCTTCCTCTGGTAAACGTGCAGCCTGGGTCTTTTCTTCCACAGGCGCTGTTTTCGCAAACGACATGGGTCGACAAGTTCGGGAATGAAAGCGCAACCAGCCCGGTAAATGGGATCATTTTGCAATCGCCTTCCGAAGTTACGGTTGCCGCGCAACCGAGTAACCTCGCTCCGCCGGCCGCCGCGGTTGGCTGGAACGTGTACGCGAGCGGCACAGCGGGCAATTTGACGCGGCAGAACAATACATTGCTGGCGATAGGCTCTCCGTGGCAATTGCCAACCGCCGGCCTAATAACCGGTGCGGCGCCGCTCGGCGGCCAACAGCCAGATTATTACGTCCTTCTGGCAAGAGAGATTCAACGGGGCTGAACATGTTGCCGCTGACCATACTCGCTGCACAAAAGTTGTCAGATCTGCTTACAAATCGCAACACTCTGCAGGAGCAGATTGCTGCCATAGCGGCTTCCTGTAACGCGGCGGTTCCCGCGATCAGCTCGGCCCAGGTACTACTGAGCTCCGCAACGCCGGATATCGGTGATAAAAATATTCAGCTTACTTATCCACGCGTTTGCCTGTACAGCAATACGGCCAAGAATCTTCAAACCGAAAAGTTCCGAAGCCTGTCCGGAACGATCGCGGTGGTGGCAGAAGTCTGGGCGAGTGCGAATCTAATCACAGATATTGACCGGTGGATTCACTTTTATGTCGAAGCACTGACGGAGGTGCTTAGGCAAAACTTGGGGGATTGGGAAGACGGGTTCTTCTTTTCAGGTGTGTACGACGTTCAGTTTCAGGCGCCGAAAGCGGGAGGGCTGGGGTTCGTGCAATCAGCTAAGGTTACTTGCACGTTGAATGTGAGTCGTAACTAGGAAAGCGCCATGGCAAATTACATTTCTTCCAACGCGAATCGCTTTTACGCGGGCCTCGAAACCAACTATGCTCAAGCTGCAGCCGTCACCACGGCAAACCGTTTCCCGGCGGTTCGTTTGCAAGCACAACAGGTTTTGGAACACGGTAAGCGCCTTGATAAAACGGGAACGCGGACGTATCTTGGCATGTCGAACCAAGCGCGTCGTCAAACGGCGTTTGAAGCGCGGACATATCTTACATCCTGGAGTGGGTCGGGGACGCCCGGATACGGCCCTCTAATCCAGTCGGCTTTAGGCGGCAGCCCGCAACTCAGCACGGGATTGCTGGTGGCGTCCCTTCAGAACCCGAGGCAGATACAAACCACTACAGCCCATGGTTTGGCCGTCGGATCTGCGATCTCGTACTTCAACGAGATTCGATTCGTCACACAGATTATTGATCCTTCGACTGTAGTCATCAATGCGCCATTTTCGAACACGGCCGGATCGAACGCGGCGCTTTCACCCACCATTAGTTACGGGCTTTCAACGGCGCTGCCAAGCCTCACTCTGTACGACTATTGGGACCCGATCGCTGCGGTAAGCCGAATTATCACTGGCGCGGCGGTCGACACCTTCCAAGTCTCTGTGAATGGGGACTATCATGAGCTGGCATTTGCTGGCCCTGCGGCAGATCTTCTCGATTCGACAAGTTTCGAAAGCGGATCGGCAGGGCTGAACAGCTTTCCACAAGAACCGACTCTGGCGGACTTTGACTACTCTATCGTGCCGGGCCATTTAGGTCAGGTCTGGCTCGGAAACGTCGCAACGCAGTTTTTCACGTTGACGCAAGCGCATATCGAGGTGCATAACACCATCAATCTTCGGAACCACGAGTATGGGTCGTCTTATCCCCGCGCCATCGCACCGGGCCCACGGCAAGTCGCCTCTCATGTCACGCTGCTTGCACAAGATGATTCAGAAACCGTCGCATTGTATGCCGCGGCGAAGCAACGGAACACTATGTCGGCCATGCTGCAACTCGGACAGCAGCAGCGGCAATTGATGGCAATCTTTCTGCCGCGCATCATGTTTGAAATTCCGCACTTCGATGATTCAGAAACAAGACTGCAGTGGCAGTTTACAAACAACCTGGCACAGGGTACGGCGGATGACGAAATTTATATCGCCTTTGCATAAAACCGAAAAACACTCAAGTGTCGTCTGGCACGACAGTAAGATGATCGCCGGTGTGCGATACGCAACGCGCCGCATTTCGCTCCTACAAAGGATTGAATTGACGAGCCAGGTACGTGAACTCATGTTGCGGCATGAATTCTTGAAAGCCGGCGATGCCGCTGAAGGCTTGGAGGCTACACTCGGTGAGCTGTTCGTTCAAAAGTTGTACGTCGAGTGGGGCCTATGTGAAATCGATGGATTAACGATCGACGGAGAGCCGGCCAGCAGGCAACTGCTCATTGAAAAGGGGCCGGAATCGCTCACCCAGGAAATTGTTGCAGCGATTCGTTCAGAGCTTGAGCTGTCGGAGCAAGAAAGAAAAAACTTCTAATCGCATTCCATTTCCAGTTTTCGTCGCCTGCCGCGTGGAAATGCGATACATGCCGCTTTAGCGGCTTGGTTGACATCAGGAATTGCGCTTGGCAGGCATCCGGTAACGCCTCGAAGACGAGAATAGCGTGGGCGCGCGACGGCGTAGTTAGCGTGCACTGCCCGAAGTCGGTGATTTCGGCACAGAGCCTTACGTTACTAGAGCAATTCTATGTGTGGAAAGATTTCGGCGGCGGAATTCTCTGGAGTATGGATGCGAAGGTTGCCGACGCAATCCTGCTGTTAGAGGCAGCTTGGCAAAAGGAAAAGGAACGTGGCGAGAAAAACTAGCGGATTATCGAGCTTAGTAGGTCGGCTGTCACCTTCACATGTGTCTGGCGCAAGCCTCGGCAGTTTACTAGCGCCAATAAGTCTGATCAACGATACGAAAACAGGCATTCGATCGCCGCTCAAAGCAGGCACACCGCACGACATGCGAGCGCTTTCGTTTGGCACCCATACGATTCCGAAAGAAATTCAGTTTGGCAGGCCGTCGAATTCACGGACCTCCAGCTCTTCCTCCTCGAACCCGGTTGCCAGTCTGCTTAAGCAAACGGTGTCAGGAGGAATTGCTAACGCGGTAACTGGTGGATTGGGCGGCATTGCAGGCATAGGCGGGATTGTGTCAGGGATCCTAGGTCTTTTCGGTGGCCACAGCACGAACACTCTTCCGCCGCTTGTCCGTTTCCAGCTTCCCCGATCGCAACAGCAGACGGTTTATGTGAGTTCCGGAGGCAGGGTGACTTACAGCGGTGACGCCGTCGAACAGCAGTCCTCTAGCGTCCAAGAACCCAGCCTACAATACCAAAGCTCTCAAATTGCGCAGGCGGTGAAAAATGCGCTTCTCAATTCGAGCTCTTTGAATGACGTGATCGCGGAGATTTGAGATGGCGAACTTTCCGCTCCTGAGTACAGGCGCCGTAACGCAGTATCCGACCGGTCTCACCACCGGACAAGCGGTAGAGGTCATTCATTTCTTGGATGGTTCGGACCAAAGATACCTCACCCACCCGAAAACATTACGGCAGTGGGAAATTCGGCTTGACCTTTTGAACGAGACAGAGGTCGCACAGCTGGAAGCATTCTTCGTTGAGCAACAAGGCGAGTATTCGACGTTTGTATTTTCTGATCCGATTAGCGGATCAATGGTTCCGAACTGCCGAATCGCAGCACCCGGAATGGCAAGTGAGTATTTGGCGGTCGATATC